ATGGCGCGATCCGCGAGCAAGGGCGCCGCTGCGCCCACCGCCGACCTCATGCGCCTCAAGCGCTATTTCACCGAGCACGAGCAACTCACCTATGGCGCGCGGCGCAACAGCCTCGTCGCCCTGGATTATTACGACTCCGATCAGTTCACCCGCGCCGAACTGGCCAAGCTGGCCGAACGCGGTCAGCCGCCCATCGTGGTCAACCGGATCAAGCCGGCGATCAATGGCATCATCGGGGTCAGCGAGAAGGGGGTTTCCGATCCGAAATGCTGGCCGCGCAATCCGGGCGATGAGGACAGCGCCGACGCGGCGACGGATGTGCTGCGCTATATCGCCGACTTCAACCGCTTCAAGCGGGTCAAGCTGGAGGTGTTCCGCGATATCCTGGTTCCCGGCACCGGCGCGGCCCTGATCGGGGCGGATGCGGACAGCCAGGTCACGATTACACAGATCAGGTGGGAGGAATTCTTTTACGATCCCCGCGCGCGGCGGCCGGATTTCAAGGACGCCCGATACATGGGCATCGCCAAGTGGATGTATGCCGACGATCTGGCGGCGCTGTATCCGGACAAGTCCGCCGCCATCGAGACCAGCGTCCAGGCCTCGGGCGGGGCGGGGATGATGGTTCCCGACGAGAGCTTCCAGGATCGCCCACTTGTCGGCCCGGGAACGGGCGGCGCCTGGGTGGACCCAAAGCTGCGCCGACTTCTTGTGGTGGAGATGTATTGGCGGGACGCCCAGAGCTGGAGCCGTTCGGTCTTCACCGGCTCCGACGTGCTGGAGCATGGGCCCAGCCCCTATCAGGATCACAAGGGCCGGCCGGACTGCCCCATCGAGGCCCAGAGCGCCTATGTGCGCCGCGACAACGGTCGCTACGGCGCGGTGTGGGATATGATCGGGCCTCAGGACGAGGTGAACAAGCGCCGGTCCAAGAGCCTGCACCTGCTCAGCGTCAGCCGCATCGAGGTCAAGGACCCGAGCGCCATCAATGTGGATGCCGAGGAAGCGCGGCGCGAGGCGGCCCGGCCTGACGGGGTTCTGCCCTATGGCTGGGGGATTTCCCCCAATACCGCCGAGTTCCAGGGCAATCTGGAGATGATGGCCGAGGCCAAGGCCGAGCTGGAGCGCATGGGGCCTAGCCCCGCGGTGCTCGGGCGGTCGAGTGAGGATGCGTCCGGCCGTGCGCTGCTGGCCCGCCAGCAATCGGGCCTGACGGAGCTGGCCAATCTCTACGGCGCCCTGGAGGACTTCGAGCTGCGCGTCTATCGCCAGTGCTGGGGCCGGGCCAAACAGTTCTGGCGCGCGCCTCAGTTCATCCGGGTGACGGACGACGAGAACGCGCCGCGCTTCGTGGGGCTGAACCAGCCGCAAGTGCACCCGGCGACCGGCGAGGTGCTGGGCTATTCCAACCCGATCGCCGAGATGGACGTGGATATCGAGATCGACACCCAGCAGGATGTGGGCAACCTCCAGGCCGAGGCCTTCAGCGAAATCCTCGACCTGGTGAAGATGAGCCCCGTTTACCAACAGCAGATCAGCCTCAAGCAACTCATCCTGCTCTCACCCATCCCGCACAAGCGCTCCGTCATCGACGCCGTGGATCAGGCGAGCCAGGCGCAACAGGCCGCCCAGGCCCAGCAACAGCAGATCGGAGCGGCCCACGCCGTGGCCCAGATCGACAAGACCAAGAGCGAGACCGCGCGGAATGAGGCGGAGGGGACGGCCAGGATGCTGAACGCGCTGAGCGAGGCTCATGCGGTTCACGCCGAACACGCGGCGGCGGGGTTTGAGGCGGGTCAGAGCCAAGCCCAGAGCGATCAGGCGGGGGCGGAGACCATCGCGCCGGACACCGGGCAATGACCTACCGCACGGGACGGGTTCAGAGGACCAATCGCGAGCCGATGACTGCCTGCGTTAGGGTGTGATAATATCAGAGGATAATGTCCCTCGCCGAAGCCAGCACTGTCGAACGCTTCGCCCACGAGCTTGCCGGCCCGGGGTTCGGCGATGCGCGCGATGATATGGCCGCGCGGTCGAGGCGCATGGGCGAGGTTGTGGACGAGGTGTTGGTGCGGATGGGGCCAAAGCCGGGTCAGAGCGAGTCGGAGAGAGCGCGCAATTTGGCCTTGGTGGAGGGCCTCGCGGCGCTGATGACCTCCGGTCTCGATGTCCTGCGCGACAATCTCGACGCCATGGACCCCGAAGGCGAGACGTTCGATCTCGCGGTGGCGGCCTATGACGACACGGTGCGCGAATATGAGCGGCTGAAGATCCTGGCTATCGCGCTTGATCCTCTGGCGAACGCTGGTCCTGATGCCCCTGTTCTCGACAGCGCGGCCGCCATCGATGCGTGGTCGGAGCGGCTGTTTACGGGTCTTGACGCCCGAGGTTAAAGCGAGCCGGAGGTTTGAGCGCGCCTTCGCCAAATGGGGCGCGGGCGCTTCCGTGCGACGCGAGCAGGCCATTCGGGCGATAAAGCAATTCGTCGCGGATCCGGACCATCCGAGTTTGAATTTCGAGCGGCTGGCCGGCTCCGACCTTTTTTCCATCCGCGTCAATCGTGGCGACCGCATCATTCTGAGACGGCTCGACGGGGATTCATTTGAACTCGTCGATCTGGGATCGCACGACATCTATCGCAGGTATCCTTGAGCATCCGAAATCGCGCCCAGTCACCTGGGTCCCGCATCTTCGCTGCGCTTCGTGCGGGATGACGGGGAGGGGTGTCTGCGGGATGAGGGAGTTTGCGGGCGTTGGAGGTGGCTGAGGGGGCCTTCGGGGACGGCGTTGATTGAGTCCCAGAGGTCGAGCCACTGGGGGTTGGCGGCTTCGATGAGGGCGATTTTCCAGGCGCGGCGCCAGCGTTTGATGACCTTCTCGCGGGTGATCGCGGCTTCGATGTCGCCGTGGTCTTCGAACCAGACCAGATGTTTGACGCCATAACGGGTGGCGAAACCGGGGGTGAGCCCCAGGCGGTGTTCAGAGACGCGTCGTAAGAGGTCGCTCGTCACGCCGGTATAGAGCGTTCCGTTGCGCCGGCTGGCGAGGATGTAAACGCAACCACCCTTTTCCATCACGCCCTAACCTTAACCGTCATCCCGCGCGCAGCGAAGCGGAGACGCGGGACCCAGGGGACTGGGTGCGATGATTGCAAGTCGACCCCGCCGCCGGGGGTAACGGGCGTTACGGGCCGCCACCGTGTGGGCGAAATAGGAAACACCAACATGGATAAGGACGATTTGGCCTCCCTCATTGAGGGGGAGCCTGAAGGCGTGGCCGAAGAGGAAACTCCGGTCACGGAGCAGCCGGCGGCGGAGCGACAAGAGGCGGGCGAGACGCCCACCCTCCAAGTGACGCCGCCACCCACCCAACCAGAACCTGGTCACGTTCCCGTGGCCGCGCTTTTGGATGAGCGGGATAAGCGCAAGGCTCTGGAGAAGCGCCTGGCCGATATTGAGGCCGAGCGGAAAATCGAGGGTCCGGCGCCGGAGCCGACCACCGCCCAGCAGATGTGGGCGCTGCGGATGGATGTCTCGCGGGAGCTGATGGTCAGTCAGCACGGCGAGGAAGAAGCCAAGGCGCTACATGAGTGGGGGGAGGCGAGGTGCGGGTCTGATCCGCACTTCAATGCTCAGGTCTATGCCTCGAAGAATCCGTACGCGTTCATTCGTCAGGCCCGCCAACGCGAGCAATTGCTCGCCGAGGTGAGCCCGGACGAGTTGGATGACTACAAGGCGTGGCGGGCCTCCCGTTCGGCGCCGAAAGAGGCGGGCGGGACGCCCACCCTCCAACCGACGCCGACCCCGCCCAGATCCCTGGCCAACGCCCCGAACGCCGGCGGGGCCGGAGCCCAGGCGGAAACGCCGCTGGGGCCCGGCGCGGCTTTTGCTCAGACGATCCGACGTTAGCTCGGTCCGCATCGTGCGGCCGGGTACACCCTCAATTTAAGGAGCCTTAGGCCATGGCCGAGACCATTCTTTCCACCGCGCTTGAGCGTCAGGTGTGGATCACCAAGTACTTCCAGGAATATGTCCGCACCTCGCGGTTCATGCCCTATATGTCCAACGCCGACATCAATAAGGGCGGCATCATCCTCACCAAGTTCCAGCGGGAGGATGAGGCGTTTCGCACCATCAATATCCCCTTCATCGCGCGCCTCAAGGCCGCCGGCGTCACCGGCGCCACGGTGCTGGACGGGGCGGAAGAGGAGCTCGTCAACTATAACTGCCCGATCACCATCGACTGGCGTCGGAACGGTGTTCGTCTGCCGAAATCCACCACCTTCCGCACCGAGATCAATCTGTGGGACGCCGCTAGAGACGCCCTGATGGTCTGGGAATCGGAGAAGCTGCGCGACGACATCATCAAGGCGCTGGCCATGGTGGTGGTGGACGCCAATGGCACGATCGCCTTCTATGATCAGGCCACGGCGGCGCAGCAGAATGCGTGGAACGCGGCCAATTCCGACCGGGTGCTGTTCGGCTCCAACATCTCCGACTATTCGGCGACCTTCGCCACGGCCATGGCCAATGTGACCCCCAGCATGACCGCCAGCGCGGCCATGGTCTCCAAGGCCAAGCGCATCGCCAAGCAGGCGGACCCGCATATCCGGCCCTATCGGGTCGAGGACGGGGACGGGCGGGAATATTATGTGCTGTTCAGCGGCTCGCGCACCTTCCGTGATCTGAAGCTGGATACGAACATCATCAACGCCAATTCCAACGCCCGGGCCCGCGAGGGGATGGGCATGGAGAAAAACCCGATCTTCCAGGACGGGGACCTGCTCTGGGATGGGGTGATCATCCGGGAAATCCCGGAGATCGACACCTATTGCGGCAATATCTCCAACCCGAATGGCGGCACGGCCTTCAACGGCGTGGGCGGATCATCCGGCGACATCCGCCCGATGTTCCTCTGCGGCGGCGGGGCCGTGGGCGTCGCCTGGGGCCAGGAGCCGACGCCCCGTACCGACATGATCAAGGACTATGGCTTCCGCCCCGGCGTCGCCATGGAGGAGCTGCTGGGCGTCAAGAAGATCAACTTCAACGGCGTCCAGAACGGCATGGTCACGATCTTCGCCGCGGCCTCGGCTGACGCTTAAGGTTTTTTGATCCACAGATTTACACAGATGAACACAGATGGGCCCGGGGCGCGGCTCGGCCTCGCGAACCTAGCGCCGCAGGCAATAATGGCCTTCGGCCGATTAGCCCGAGAGACCGCCGCACCCCGCACTCATCTGTGAACATCTGTGTCAATCTGTGGACAAACATTCCTTCCCCCATCCCTCACATCTGAAAGGAGCGGATCGCCATGTCGACCGCCTATACGACCGCGCTGTTCAATTCCAAGGTGGGCGCGTCCTCCGGGCACGGGCTCAGCCGGATGCATACCTCGCTCCACGCCGTGTCCGGGAGCATTTCCACCTGGGCGGCGGGTGACACCATCGCCGTGGGCTATATCCCCCGCAACGCCATCGTCAGTAACGTGATCCTGAAGGCCGCGAGCCAGCTGGACAGCAATGGATCGCCGACCCTGGCCCTCGATGTCGGGGTCGTGGGAACCCCGCAGCTCTTCAAGGCCGCCGTGACCACGGTGGGCCGGGCCTCGGGCGCCAGCGTGGACACCACCAACACCGCCGCCGGCTATCTCTATCAGAACACCTCAGGCGCCGATCAGCAGGTGGTGATCACCGTCCACACCGCCGCCGCGACGGCGGTCGCCGGAACCCTGGAACTCGACGTGGAATATTATGTCGAGGATGTCGCCGGCGCGAACCCCTAGGGGCCGCCGCGGTGACCGTCGAGGATATCCGTCGCGTCGGCCAGCATTGGTTACAGGCGGTCACCACGGCGCTCGCCCTGGTGGCCGTCGCCCTGCTGGGCTGGACCGGATCGCAGCTCATCGCCATGCGCGATGACATCCACAGCCTGAAGGACGCCCTGCCGAGCCTTCAGGCGCGGGTGGACCGCCTGGAGAGCCGCCAGGACAAGGTGATCGAGGTTCTTTACGATCAGATCGACCAGGATAAGCGCCCATGACCACGCCCCTGCTTATCGCGGATCTGAAGCGGGACGAGGGCCTGCGGCTGGAGGCTTACCGGGACACGCGCGGCGTCTGGACCATCGGTTATGGCCACACCCCGGCGATGGAGGGCGCGGTCTGGACGCCGGAGGCCGCGGCGATCCAGCTGGCCGCCGATCTCGACCGGGTGCTGGCCGGGCTCGACCGGGAGATCGCCTGGTGGCGGGGCCTCGATGATGTCCGCCAGGATGCCCTGGCCAATATGGCGTTCAATCTGGGCGTCGGCGGGCTTCTGGAGTTCCGGCACATGCTGGAGGCCCTGGAGGCCGGTGATTGGCACACCGCCAGCGCCGCCATGCTGGTGAGCCACTGGGCCGCCGAGGTTGAAGACCGCGCCGAGCGCCTCGCCTTCATGATCCGCACGGGGACGCGGGCGTCCACGGCGCCCCACCTTTCCCCGTCATCCCGGCCAAGCGAAGCGCGAGCCGGGACCCAGGGGACCGGACCGCGCCTCGCAACGGCGAACCCAAACGCATCGCCCAGTCCTCTGGGTCCCGGATCCGCGCTGCGCTCCGTCCGGGATGACGATTTTGAAGATCAGGGATCAACAATGACAGATACGCACACCCCCACCCCCATCCAGACCGCGACCCTCGACATGGCCCGCTCGGCGCTCATGGCGGCGGGAGCGATTCCCTTGGCCCATGGCCTGGCCACGGCGAGCCAGTGGCAGGCCATCGTGGGCGGGGTGATCGCCATCGGCTCGGCGGTGTGGTCCTATCTCGCCGCCCATCCCTCGCGGACGAGCGCGCTGACGAGCCTCCTCGGCATGATCCGCAAAGGCGGTCAGGGCCCGGCCTGGAACGGCGATGTCACCGCCCTTGAGGCCGCCGTTCTGCCCCTCGTGGAAAAGGCCGTGGACGCCCGGATCAAGGCCCGCGCGGGCGTCCTCGCCGGGCCCGTCGATCTCGCCGCCAACGCCGTGATCAAGGACGCGGCGGGCCAGGTGGTCAGCCACCTTCGTATTTAACACTTAACCCGCCCCCACCCCACCCGTCTTCCCGGAAAGGCGCGCAGCGAAGATGCGGGATGACGGTGAGGGGGAATGACCAACCTTTTGTAATCATGGAGAAAAATCATGTCCTGGTTCTCTGAATATGTCGGCGATCCCTTGAAGGCCCTGGTGGCCAAGGCCGCCGCCAGCCTGGATGCGGAGCTGAAGTCCTTGGCGGGACAGGTCGCCAAGGATTTGCCGCCCGCGCCCATTTCGGCCAGCGCCGAGACGGCGTTTGAAACCTCCCTCCAGACCGCCATGGATGTGGTGATCACCGACGCGGTGGGGGATATCCCCGTGGCCGGCGCCCTCCTCGCTCCTGAAGCCGTGGCGGCGGGCAATGCGGCCATCGACTATGCTGTGCAAAAGGGCGTGGCGGCGCTGAACAGCCTGGCCGCAACGGCGAAGGCGCAGCTCGCCAATTTCGCGGCCAAACCGGCCCCCACGGGCATCGCCCCCGGCGGCGTGGCCTAAGGCCCATGTCCACCGTCCGGGCGGCGATCATACAGGCCCTGCGCTTGCTGCGCGCGGCCGTGCCCGGGGATGAGCCCACGGCGGAGGAGCTGAGCGTCGGCCTGGAGGGGGCGCAAGCCCTGGTGCTGGAGATCCATGAGGCGCGGGGTCCGCTCCTCACCCTGGATATCAGCGCCAACCGGATTGCGGGGGAGAACCAGCGCCTGCGCGTCCAGGCCGGGGCGGATGTGACGGTCACCCTGCCCAATACGGTGGCCATGGCCGGGAGTGACGATCCCTATGATTACGGTTTCCAGGCCGCCGCCGCAAACCCGGCGCTGGGCTCGACCGGCCCCGCCGATTACGTCGCCTGGCGTCCGCCCACGGACGGCGCGCGCATCGAGATCGTGGGGACGCAAGCGGGCCTCTATTTCTACCGCGAGGACACCAATGCCTGGGTTCCGGCCCTGGCCCTGACGGTGAACAGCGAATTGCCCTTCAACCAGCGCCTCCAGGGCGCCTTCGCCGCGCTCCTGGCCGAACGCCTGGCCGATGTGCTGGGCGCGCAGGCTGAGGTGACGCCCGCCCAGAAGGCCCGCCTCGTCCACGCCCGGGAACAGATGTTCACCCGCACGGGCAACCGTCACGCCCCGACGCGGGCGGGGTATTTCTGATCCTGCAACTTCCATGGGACAAAGAGGGCGAGAGGTTCTAGTTTTTGCGCGTTGAAATCCGTCCGGAGGGTGCGCGGGTGGGGATGGCGAGCCTGATCGCGGCGCTGAGGCCTATCGCGTCGAAATCCCCCACCCTGTCGCGCCTCTATCGGCAATTCCGGGATGAACGCCTCTCGCGCCGGCCGCCCGTGCCGACGCCCCTCGGATTCAGGTTCGCGGGGCCCAAGGCCATGGAGGCCGGACGTTTTGAACCCGCCGAGACCCGGTTGGTGGCGGCTCTGGCGCCGCATTTCACCACCGTGATCAATGTCGGGGCCAATGTCGGTTATTATTGCTGTCTGGCGCTCCAGGCCGGCAAGACGGTTGTCGCCTTCGAGCCCATGCCCCTCAACCAGCGGGCCCTGTATCGCAATATCCGGGCCAATGGCTGGGAGGGCCGGTTCGAATGTTACCCCATCGCCCTCTCCGACCGGGCGGGTCTGATGGACATCTATGGCGGCGGCACGGGCGCCAGCCTGATCGCGGGCTGGAGCGGTCAGACCTATTCCACCACCGTGCCGGTTTCGACCCTGGATAGGGTTCTGGGCGCGCGTTTCGATACCGCGCCGCGCCTGATCATCATCGATGTGGAGGGCGCTGAACTTGGTGTGCTGAAAGGCGCCTTGGGTTCACTTACCGCCCGGGTGCGACCGATCTGGTTGGTCGAGATCGAGATGACCAGCCACCAGCCCACGGGATCGCGGGTCAATCCGGATTTCATCAAGGTATTCGAGCTTTTCCATTCGTTGGGCTATGCCGCGCTCAGCGCGACCCTGCCGCCCCGGCCCGTGACGATGATGCAGGTGGAAGAGGCCATGCGCTCCGGCGTCAGCACCTTTGGCGCCCACAATTTCCTCTTCGTCGAGGCCTCGCGCCGGGACGAGATCGCCGCCGTCCTCCGCGTCTGATCCCATCTTCGGAGCGTGGGCGTCCTCGCCCGCGTCTCAAACCCGCCACGCCCGAGACGCCGCAAGCCAAGACGCGGGCGAGGACGCCCACGCTCCTTAAGAGACGCCTCGCCCCTCGGCCCACGGCGGAGTGATCGGAGGCAAGCCCAATGCCCGTCAAAGGCCATCAGGCTTTCGACCCTCAGGCTGAGATCGATCTCGCCATCGACGCCGACCAGGACGCCCTGGAGATCGACGCCCAGGACGACGTGCTCGAGGTCAGCCCTCAGGTCGTCTGGACCGGAAAAACCGCATCGGAGGAACTGTGATGAGGCGCACCCATTTTGCCGCCGTGTCGGCGCTCGCCCTGCTCGCCGCGTCCTGCGCCGCCGACCCCGCCTTCGCCCAGAACCAGCCCCCCAGCGGCCTCCCGCCCCGGGGCGCGGTGCGGGCGACCGATGTGATCGTCGATCAGCCGGCGGGATCGGCCACGGTTCAAGGCGCCCAGGCCAGCGCCATCGCCACCTATGTGCAGCAGACCGCCGCGGCCGGGACCAGCGGTCAGGTGCAGATCAACAATGGCGGCGCCTTCGCCGGGGTGACGGTCTCGGGCGACGGGACGCTCTCCGGCAGCGGCGCGCTGACGGTGACGAAGATCAACGGATCCACGCCCGGCACCTTCGCCTTTCAGAACTACGGCGCGCTCCCCTCGGCCTCCGGCTCGCCGCCGATCACGGCGGCCACGGTGTTTCCGTGCATCCCCGCCGGCACGCTGGATGGCTGCACGGGCGCGCAGCTCTTGGCCTATGTGACGAACGGCCCCTTTGGCGCGGACCCCACGGGCGGCGCCGACAGCACCAGCGCGCTTCAGGCCTGGCTGAACGCCGGATCGCCGGGGGTGATCCCCTGCGGGATCTACAAGACCACGGCCACTCTGACCCTGGAGCTGGCGCTCAATAATGGCCAGCAGGTGCGCGGCTCCGGCTCCGGCTCCGCCCCGCTGAAGACCGGCGGCTGCTATACCGTGATCCGCCCCACCAGCGCGGTCGCCAAGGCCCTGGTGATCGATGGGACGCCGGTCAGCCAATATCTGATGGGGATCGGGCTGCACGATATCGCCTTCGACATGACCAACATGTCGGACGTCTCGACCAGCGTGGCGATCAACCAGATCCAGGCCTATGACGTGATGTACGAGCGCGTGCGGGTCATCAATGACGGCGCCAACAAGCGCGGCTGGCTCTTCAACGCCGGCGCCTTCACCACAACGCTGCTGAACACCCAGGCTAATATCGTGGATTTCGAGGGGGCGTCGCTGGGGAACGAGGTCACGACGATCTCGCTGATAAACGCGGATATCGGGCGAATGGTAGGAAACTATGCGTTCGGTGTTTCGGTCATCGGTGGCGCTATCCAGCCAGCCTACAACGGCGGAATGTCGGTGATTTACCTCGCTGGAGGCGCTGCGGCGACACCGCCGGCACTTTCAACGGCGTGTGCGCCGGGGTGCTATCTCATCGTCGCTGAGACGATCACCAACAGCGACAGTTTCACTATCACCGGCGACATTGAGAACGGCGGCGGTTACCCTTCCACCTATAACGACGGCACTCATGGGATGCTTAACGCTTACCCAGTTCTATCCGTCCCCTCGACCTGGACCCGGCTTTCGCTTCTGCCAGGGCAGGTGTCGGGCATGTATCTCTATGACCTATCCAGCAGCACCTTCTCTCTCGGCGCCAATCTAGGCGGGGGATCGCCTTATAATTTGATCGACGCGCCCACGACGCTCGCAGGCGGCGCGACGGTGCCATTGGGTAAATCCCTAATCCTTGGTTCATCCCAAACATGGCCTGGGATCCACGTGAAGCCTTCGGCGGACGCCGACCAAGTTTTCGCCGTTTACACCGCAGCCGGCACCAACATCCTAGATTGTGCAACGAACGCCCTGTCCTGCGTCTATAACAATGGAGCCGCACTGCTCGGATACAGCGACGCGTACAGTACCCAGACATTCGGGCTAACCACGCAATCTGGCGCCGGGAAACTCACTCTTTTGAACGCTGGCACTCCCACGATCACGATCAATGGCGCGAACGGGACAATCCAGGCGACGAACGGGCTTTATAACACACCCGTCGGCTCTTCGTCGGCATCCACCGTCAATGCAACCAACTATGCGATCAACGGAAACCCTGGGGTGAGCTGTGCGGCTGGGTCTGTGTCTCTGGCGACGCTCACGGTGAGCTACGGGATTGTCACCCACTGCTGAGGCTGGCAATCGTACTTGGATGTCCATCGCCTATCCGCGCCGCTCTCAGTACAAGGTGACAGTGCCTGCCCGAGGCTTAATCGCGGCGGCTCTAGTTCTGATCGCCATGTGGGCGTTCTATTGGTCGTCGAATGGTCTCGCCGGCATGGGCGACTGGGCAACCTATCGGGTTTTCTATGACACTGGCGGCGGTTATCTGGCTCGTCAGGGTCGGGACCCAGCATTTGTGTGGTTGATGTCAGTCGCTGCATCGACATTTGGATATGAGGGCTACGACGCTTTCAGGAATGTTCTCTTTGCGGTCTTTTCTTTTATAGCTGCGCGCTGGGCTTACCTCGCGCGGGGCTTTACGCCAATTACCGCTCTCTCGATTTTTGCGACCTTAATTGTCAAATGCACTGTGCAAATCAGAGAAGGCGTCGCGTTTTTTCTTCTCGCGTGGCCTTTGATCGGTCTTTACGTCCATAGACCAAAGGGCAAACCGGGCCACGGACGATCCATCGTCGGCTCGCTCCTGGGGGGAGTGGTCGCGGCATTTACGCACTTTGGCACATCAATTTTTTTGGGTGTTTGGATGGGTGCGGGCGCGCTCACGCTCGTTCCACGCAAATTCCTGGCCTGGAGGTATATGCCTCGCACTCTGCTAATATTCGGCGTTGCTGCGGGACTTAGTCTTGGTGCTTCCATCGTTATATACCCACAGCCTTTTGAACGCCTTGTATTGGAGCTGACTGGCGGCGCCTCTACGATCCCGCAGGTTTTCCTGTTCAAGATACTTTACTGGCTCACTATGGGTTTGCTCACTATCGCGTTGGGCAGTCAGATGGTGAAGGCCGCCGTGGACTGTGGTCCGTTTGGCTATGCGTACGCCATCACGCTGGGGCGCTTCGCGCTACCTATGGTCTGCTCGACCTGTGTCTTTCTGGTGGTAAGTTCGTTCACGCTCGTCAATGTTACGGAGTGGGGCAATCGGATACTCGTCTCGTTGTTAGAGTTGGCGATCATATTGATCACCCTAAGAGGGCGCGCCAATTATCTGACCCTTCTGATGTCTATGCTGCTTCTGGCTAACGAAGCCCGCGCCTTCGTCCCCTATTGGGGTCTTGACCCGCCGGTCTGAGCCCCGGCTCACCACCACTACACCGACATTTTTTGGAGGCCGCCATGTCCGTGAATTTGGATGAGGCGAGCGGTGAACATTGGTCCAGTTGCGCGGTGAACAATGCACCGGCGCTGCCGGTAGGGCCTTGCGACTGCGGCGGATTAGACCCTGCAATCGAATATATGGATGACAGGGTCACGGGGGTTGTAGCCGCGACGGGGCGCGAGGGAGCTCTGGTCGCGGATGAAGCCGCCTGAGGCTTCATCGAGATGCAGCAATTTCCAGCCCACGCGCTCGCCGCTGACGCTGCCGCCCGCGACCTGCCAGCATCGCATGACGGCGCGGCCATCCTTGGTTCTTCCAACCGCGTGAACTTCCACGAGGCGGCTGTAGCCATCGTATCGAAGCTCCAAGCACTTATGGACCGCCAGGGCCTCACACGCCGTTCTTGACCACATATCGGCCTCCTCCCGCCGTGCCGCGATAGCTTCTCGATAGTCAGCCACGATTCAAGGAGTCACACCATGTCGCTGAACGTGCGTCAGGTGATCGCGAGGTCTGGGCGGCTGCATGGCTGCTGGGCGTCGGGGGATGACCCCACGGCCGATGAGGCGGCGGATGCGCTGGTGGCCATCAATAGCCTCAAGCGGTCGATGTTCGGCACTTTGATCGGGCCCCGGCTCGGGCCGATCACGCTTTCGGGAACCGTTGGCCAGGCGGAGAATGGCGGGGAGTATCAGATCCCCGGCGGGGCGCCCTTTACCCTGACCGCGCCGCTGAATCCGCGCTCGGGCGCCCGGTTCGGGGTGGTGGACGCCAATCTGGCCTGGGGGACCTATCAGCTGGTGATCAACCGCAATGGCCGGCTGATCAATGGCGCGGCGACGAACTACGCCATCAATACGGCGGGTCAGAACACGCGGTTTTGGTTTCGCGGCGACACGGGCGACTGGATCATCGAGGCGGACTTCGCGAGCCTGGATAGCGCCATCGAGTTCCCCGATCCCCTGATCGATTATCTGCCCAACATGCTGGCCGTGGTGATCGCCGCCGAATATGGCGCGGAGGTGCGGCCGGACGTGGCGGCGGGGGCCCTGGAGGGTCGCCAGGCCTTCGCGCGGACCTATTACCGGCGGGGAAGGAACCAGATCGATCCGCCGATCGGACTGGTGACGCCAGGCGGCGATCAGCAGCCGGCGCGGGGTTAGAGAAGGAAGGTTTTCACCACAAAGCCCACGAAGAGCACGAAGGATTCACGAAGTGGCTCCGCAGCGGCGGTGAGTCGCCGGTCTCCATTTTGACGCTCTGTCAAGGGAACGTTGACATGATGTCAGGGCGGCGCACATATGCCTCTCGCCTCAAGGAGCGTGAACCATGGATCGTATGATTATCGTGAAAGCGATTTTCGATCCCGAGGCCCGCGTTTGGTACACCGAATCCAGCGATGTTCACGGTCTTCGGCTTGAAGATGCGAGGCTGGAAACCCTCGTGGATCGCATCCCGGGCGCCATTCAGGACCTGCTTGAGTTCGGGTCAGATGGCGATGGCGAGATCGACATTCCCGTCGAGGTGATCGCCAACGCCACCACCCGCGTGAGGCGACTGGCGGCTGCTTGAACTACACGCGGCTCGTAAAACAGAAATTGGGCGACGCTGGGTGCTGGTTCGTCCGACAGGGACGCGGTGATCACGAGATTTGGGAAAGCCCGATCAACGGCAAACGATTCACCGTGGATGGGAGCATCCTGTCACGCCACACGGCTAACGGGACATTGAAGGACGCGGGACTGCCCAAGGCGTTCTGAGCGCGTGGTCGTACCTACTTCGGCTTGGTCCCGATGGTGATCTGGGCGTCGAAGGCGCCGATGTCGCCCTCCGAGGCGGTGACGGGGATCTTCACGGCTTCGAACGCGTAGCGGATGGCGGCGCCCCGGGCGTCGCCGGGTTTGACGATGATGCGGACGCCCTTGGGGGCGGGGGTGGGATTGCCGAGGTTCTGAAGCTGGCCCAGATAATTGGCGCTTTCGATGACCTTGACGATCTCGCTGGCATAGATCGAGGATTCCGGGTCCGAGAGGGTCTGGATGCGCACCTGGGGCGGCCCGGGAATCGCCTTGAGGGCGGCCAGGAGCCTGGCCTTCTGCGCCTCGCTTAAGGCGCGCGGGGCGTTCAGCGTCATTCTGTTCTGCTCGGCCTTGGCGGCGGCCTGGGCGGCGGCGAGGTCACGCTCGGTTGCCGTGAGGCGGCTTTTCAGGCCGAGGTTCTCCGCCGTAAGGGCGGCGATCTCCAGGCGATCCTGTTCCTGTTCGTGAGCCGTGGGACCCTTGGCATGGGGCGCGGCGGCGGCGGCCACGGGATGGGGCGCGGAGACAAGGGTCTTTTCCCGGGCGGCGCCGAAAATAAGGGTTCCCGCGGCGCCCAGCACCACGGCCACGGCGCCGGAGGCGAGCAGGATTTGCGAGGCGAGCAGCCAGAGCCGCAGGGCCGTTGCGGTCATATCCACGTTTACGCAAATCCCTCTTGGCGCGGCGCGTTCGGGCCTGACGTCTTAATGCGTAACTAATGTCAAATGTGGCGGGTTCCCGCAAGCTACGGAGGGGCCATGACCAATGTCGGCCAGGGCTCGGCGCCGCCGGACCAGATCGCGCAGTTTCGCAGTGACGGGATCACGGCGGCGACGGGCCTGCGGATTCCGTTCTTCACCGACGCCTTCAGCCGGGCCTTTGGGTTTCCGGATGTGGTTCCGGTGAACATGCTGATCGAGGAGACGCCGCTGCGGGAGGAGCGGCCCTATGCTCCTTACGTGGGGCTGCGGGAGGTGCATTATTCGCGGCCGGGGCTGGTCGCCTACCGGAACTACGGCGCGGGGCCGCTGCGCGGGGTGTTTCGGGCGCCCTTCAGCTATGGGGCCGGATTGTTCGTGGTCAGCGGGACCACGGCTTACAATGTCGCCACGGGGGGCGCCTGCGGGACCATCCCCGGCGCCGACCGGGCGCGGTGGGCGGCCAGTGAGCAGCAGATGGTGCTGGTCGCGGACGGAGTCGCCTATCTGTTCGACGGGACCAACTTCAACGCGATCAGCAACGGCGTCCTGCCGCCCGTCTGTGACGTGGCGTGGCTGGGCGACCGGTTCGCCTTCATGGCCACGGGGAGCGACACCTGGTGGTATTCGGAGATTTCCGACGCGGCCAACGAGACGGGGCTCGACTTCGCCACGGCCGAGAGCGCGCCGGACCCGAACATCGCCTGCGCGGTCTTGAACGACGAGCTGGTGATCTTCGGCGCCCAGAGCGTCGAGTTCTGGCAGGTGACGAGCAGCGCCACGGGCCCCTTCGCCCCGGTGGAGGGGAAGGGATACCAGCGGGGATGTATCGCCCGCGACACGGTCCAGTTCGCCGATAACGCCCTCTTTTGGGTTGGCGATGATCTGGTGGTCTATCGCGCCGGCGCCGTGCCGCAGCGGATCAGCAGCTCCAGCATCGAGGACAAGATCCGTCAGTGCGCGGACCCCACGACGCTCACCGCCATCGTGGTGCAGTTCGAGGGGCACGAGATCTATGTGCTGAACGTGCCCGGCGTCGGCTCCTACGCTTACGACATCAGCCGCATCGGGGTGCAGGCTCAGGCCTATGGCGACAGTTACGCGCGCGGCGAGTGGCAGGAGTGGCAGAGCGCCGGGTTCGACACGTTCCGGGGTCAAGTGGCCCAGATGGTCAGCGGCGTCGCCTATGTGGGGGACATGACCACGGCGGACCTGTGGGTGATGCGGGTCGGCGCCTATGCCGACGCGGCGGGCCCCCTCAAGCGCCAGGCCAGCGCCTTCATCAAGGTGGAGGAGGGGACGCCGCGCTGTCTCAACATCGTGCTGCATGGCGTGGTGGGGCAGGGAAACGCGGTCGATCCGGGGAGTGATCCCACGGTGGAAATGCGGTTTAGCGACGATCAAGGGCGCACCTTCTCAGGCTGGAAGGCGGCGAAGTTAGGCAAGATGGGCGCCTATCGCACCCGGGCCTTCTGGCAGAGGCTCGGCCTTCTCCGCGCGCCCGGGCGGCTGGTCCAGGTGCGGTGTTCAGACCCGGTGAACGTCGTCTTCAGCCACCTGGAGCTGAACGCGACGCGGCCGGCTTATTGAGGTGAGCGGCAAGGTTTTCTCCGCAGATTACGCAGATTGCGCAGATTTGGGGGGTAGAAGCGCCGCTGCTTCACGAGCCTAAAGCGCCGCAGGCAATTAATGGCCTTCGGCCGGATAGCCTCCGGCGCCGGAGCTTCCACAAACCATCTGCGAAATCTGCGTAATCTGCGGACAAAAATCACCTTTCCGCGCCGACACGGAGGACGATTATGGCTGACACCCAGGTGCCCGCGCCGCCCTTCGCGGTTGCGTTTCTGTCCGGCGGCATGATCGCGCCGGCGTGGCAATCGTGGTTGCTGGCGGTGTGGAACCGGCTGGGCGGGCAGACCGACAAGGTCGAGGCGGCCTATAGCGCGGCAAGCGCGGCGGCGCCGGCGACGACGGAGGTGGTGGCCACGGGCGGCCTGCAACAGGGCGGCCAGATCAGCGGCAATGTGGGCGTGGCGCTCTATGTGGCCATGACGGATGTGGCGTCCTTACCCACCACGGGGGTGAATGTGGGCGATTGGGCCTATGCCCTGGACGGCTGCAAGGTCGGCGAGGCGAGCGGATCGGGGACGGGAGTTCCGGTCTGGTGGTCGCGCACCGCCTGGTACGCGGTGGATAGCGGGGCCGTGGTGGGGGCTTAACCTTCCCCGTCATCCCGCACGAAGCGCAGCGAAGATGCGGGACTCAGGGGATCAGTTGCGATGCGTGGGTTCGTGAACCGCGGAATCGCATCCAGTCCCCTGGGTCGGTTCGCTTCGCGCCCCGGGATGACGGGTAAGGGTAAGCCCGGGTTTTGAGAGAGATCACGATATGACCGGCACGCTCCTGCATGATCCCGTGATCCGGGCGGTGGATGACAATGGCGACCCGATCAGCGGGGCGCAGCTGCAGTTCTATGCGAGCGGCACGACGACGCCCCAGGCGGTCTATACGGACGACACGCTGGGAACACCGCTTTCCAACCCCGTGGTCGCCGACTCCGGCGGCCTGTTCGCGCCGATCTTCCTGAACCCCAGCCTGATCTATCGCGCCCTGCTGCTCAACGCCGCGGGGACGCTCATCGCGGAGATCGACCCGATCAACGGCAGCCAGACGCCCGCGGCGGGGTCGATCACGGCGGCCATGCTGGCCGCCGGCGCGGCGGCGGGAAATCTGGGATACACCCCGCTGAACAAGGCGGGCGACACGGCGACGAACCTCTTGATCGTCAATAGCGCCCTTTCCGCCACGAGCGCGGGGTATCTGGGCGCGCCGGTGAATGAGGAGGACGCGGCCTATGCGTTCGTCATCACCGACGCGGGGAAGATGGTGCGGGGCAATAATGCCAGCCCCATGGCCTGGACGATCCCGCCAAACAGCGCCGTGGCCTTTCCGGTGGGCACGGCGATCGTGGTGCGCAATGTCGGGGCCGGAACGATCACCATCACGCGGGGCGCTGGCGTCACGCAGCTGCTGGCCGGCGGCTCGACATCGAAGGACGTGGCCCTGGCCCAATGGGGCATGGCGACCCTGATCCAGGAGAGCGCCAATAGCTGGGTGATCAGCGGCACGGGGATTTCGTGAGCGGGGCGGTTCTGGCCCTGGCCGGCGCGGGGGCGACCGGCGGCGGATCGGGAACGCCGGGGACGATCAGCTGGAGCAATGTCTCCTCCGTGGCGGGCGGGGCGACCAATTCCCAGACCCTCACCGGCGTAACCGGCTCTCTGACGATCAGCGCCACCAATAGCGGGGATTCGACGCTGGGCTATACCCTCAACGGCACGAGCCAGCCCTATACGGGCGCCTTCGCCTGGCCCAATGGCCAGACTCTGGCCTGGTATCTGATCGCCCCGGGCGCCGGCACGGTGACGGTGAGCGACGCCGGCGGGGTGCTGGCCAGCTTCAGCTACAGCATCCGGGACCCGAGGAATGGGGAGTTTTCGTAGTGCGCATTCGCGTCGAGCGAGACCCGGCGTTCTGGACAGCGGTGGCGGGCCATCCGGCGGTGATCGGGATGATGAACGGGGCTGATCCGAGGATCATCGGGACCCTGGCGCTTTCGGATCGGGTGCTGCCCCTGGCGGCGACGCACGGGGGTTTTCTGTTTATTCGGCAGGATCCTCTGGGCATGGTCTGCGAACTGCACACCCTGTTTACACCGGAAGGCTGGGGCCGGGAGGCGTGGGCGGCGGGGATCAAGGCCCTGGGGGCCGTGTGGCTGCTGAACTTCCAACTCATCACCACGCTGGAGATGCGCGCCAACTGGCGCAGCCAGCCGCCCAGGAGCTTCGGGTTTCAGCGGGCCGGGGACTGGCGCGCGACGCCGCACGGCGAGGCGCGGATGTGGATACTGACCAAGGCCGGGTGGGACGCTTCCCCCGCCGCGAAACGAAGGAGGGCGAGATGCCTGCACTAATTCCAGCCCTGGTGATCGGGGCGGGCGCCGTCACCGGCGCGGCCATCACCGCCGGGGCCACCAACAACGCGGCCAACGCCGCCACCAGCGCGGCCGAGGCCAATAACGCCCTGCAAAGCCAGATCTACAGCCAGAACAGCGCCAATGAGCAGCCCTATATCCAGAGCGGCGACACGGCCAATACGGCGCTGCAAGAGTTTCTGGGTCTCGGCGGCGACCCGGCCGCCAGCCAGGCGGCGCTGAATAATTACCTCAATTCGACCGGATACCAGTTCAACCTGCAACAGGGCGAACAGGCGGCGGAGCAGAACGCCGCTTCATCCGGGATGCTGAACAGCGGGGCGACGCTGAAGGCCCTGGATCAATATGGCACGGGCCTCGCCGACCAATATGGCCAGCAATATGAGCAGAACCTGCAAGGCGTGGTCAGCACCGGCGAAGGGGCGGCCAATGCCCTCTCCGGCCAGGGCCAGAGCTACGCCAATGCGGTGAGCAGCAACAACAACAGCGCCGCCACGGCCACGGGCAACGCGGCCCTGGCGGGATCAAGCAACGTCAACAGCCTGATCGGCAATGCGCTCAGCGCCTATGGAACCCAGGCCGGCCTCTCCAGCTTCGGCGGGCCCAGCGGCGGGTCGAGCCAGGCGATCAGCAATGCTCTGGGCGCGATTGGAGGTTAAGCCATGCCGGATGGGGTGAATATCGACTGGGGGCTGATCAAACAGCCGGACTATGTGGGGGATTACGCCAATGCGTTCGCCGTGGGGCGGCGGATGGCGCAGGCGCAAGGAGCGCCGCCCTCCGTGAACGCCTTCACGACAGGCTCGCCGGCCGCCTCGGCGGCCGCGCCCGCGCCCGTCACCACGTCCCCGGACGACATGGCGGCCCATATGGCCAGCCTGGATGGGCCGGGCCGGGCCCGGGCGGCGGAGCAGGCCGACCTTTTGGCCAGTCTCGGGACGGGACTTCGGGCCTATCCCTATGGCCAGCGCCCGGGCATTCTGGCTCACTTGGCCCCGGCCCTGATCGCCCGGGGGGCGCCGCCCGCGGCCCTGGCCGCCTCTGATCCCACAGACGCGGCTCTGGACGGGATCATCGATCAGGCCCGGATGATCGGCCAGGGCCTTGCCGGGCTTGGCGACGCGGCTCTTTAA